CACTTTCTTCAGTAGCTGGATTATGCACACCATTCCCAAAAGCTGGATATAATTTATTTGTTAATGGTTTAAATTGTTCTGCTCAAGTTTCTGAAATATTAGCACCAACCGCAATAAATGCAACTGGAAACGCTACAGCTCAAGCAGTATACGGTGGTATTATAACAAGTTCTACGGGGGCTAATGTTGTTTTAACATTTCCGTCAGGTTTTGCCTCTGCATTAGTTGCGCTTATGCAAACTGGTAATATTGTAGGTGCTTCATGTTCTTGTTTGGTCGTGAATACAGGAGGATCAAATTTTATAACTTTTGCAACGGCTGACGCTAATACAACAATCGCAAGCCCTTCCGCAAAGATAACCGCTAATCAATCAAGATTATTAGAGTTTAGAATATCATCGGCGACCCCGTCAATTGTAGTTTATTAAAAATAATTATATAATTATAATATATATATATAAATGGCTTCACTTTCTTCAGTAGCTGGATTATGCACACCTTTCCCAAAGGCTGGATATTCCCTAAAAGTAAATAATTTATTATGTTCTAATCAAGTTTCCGAAACAATAACACCATCAACACAAGATCACACGGGGCTTATTTCTGCTCAACAGGTATATAATGGGGTTATTTTGTCAAGTGGTGTTGACGAACCTTCTCAGTTAACATTTCCGTTAGGTTTTGCGTCTGCTTTAGTTGTTCTTATGGGTGATGGTAATAAAGTAGGTAATACGTGTTCATGCTTAGTTGTATGTAATGGATCGGTTGGGAATACAGTAAAATTTTTATCACTTGATACAAATACGACTTTCGCAGATAACTCAATAACAATATTTAATGGTAATTCAAGATTATTAATATTTAGAATAGCTTCTACAATTCCATCAATTGTAGTTTATTAATTTTATTTTATAACGATATAATATAAATATTATGTCGTCATCATCTTTATCGGGATTATTTACGCCATTGCCTAAAGCTATGCCCCCTATATTATGTAACAATATAACATCTGAAAGCTTTCAGCTTATAACAGGTGCAGGAACTGATAAAATTTTAACATCTGACGCGTCTGGTAATGGTACATGGGAAGATCTCAGCGGTATATTATCTATTGCGCCTATTGGATCGTCTCCAAATGCGAACGGTATGACATTAACAGGAGATATATTAAATTTACAGCCTGCATCGGCTTCTTTTGGTGGTGCTTTAACATCTGGTATACAATCGATTTCAGGAGATAAAACATTTTTAGGAAATTTAAAATCAGGTGCTGGATTAATTGGAGGAATAACAACATATTTAAGTAATTCAGTTATAAGCGCCAATGCATTTATTATATATCAACCTAGTGGGGCGGTAACCACATTAACATTACAATCAGCCACAACATTAGCAGGGCAAATATACATATATATTACGAATCACAGTCTTACTTTTAATTTACAGAGTGGAACGGATTTAATTTATAATGGTGATTCTGGAGCCTCAACCTATACTACACGATCAGCACCCGAAGCGGGTATTATTGTATCTGATGGTAATGGTCATTGGTATGTAATAATGAATAATCAAAAATTGAACCCATAAAATAAATATATAACATAATAATATATATAAATGTCGTCTTCTAGTTTATCGTATTTATTATTAGATGAATATAAACCGTTATTGAATGCCAGAGCTAACGATTTCACTATAGATCAAAATTTGTCAGTTGCTGGGACATCAAATTTAAATTTAGTTAATATTTCAGGAGATATTAATAGTACTTCTAACGCATCATTTATTGATCTAACATGTCAAGATATTAACGTTTCGACTAATTGTATTGTAGGGTCATCATTGCAAACACCAGCGATTAAGGTAACAACAACCCCGACAAATGGATATGTTTTGACATCTGACGCATCTGGAAATGGTTCATGGCAAGCGGTTCCAAGTGCTCCAGCTAGTCAAGTTATAATATCGCCTTTTGTCGTAGATGGTTCAGGATCTCCGGCAGTTGGCTCTTATCCAACAATTCAAAGCGCAGTTAATGCAACAAATACAGCCCCATATTTAGGAGTTGAACAAACTATATTTGTCAAATCATTTGGTGGGGGATATAATGAAATTGTGACTATTCCAGCTAATTCAATGCATCTTAATATTGTTGGTGTTGGTTCTGGTTTAGATAATTCAGGGCCAAATATTAGGGGTGGTTTTGTAAATCATTTTAGTTCTACATTAACATTATCGAATCTTGCCCTTATTGGTGATGGTGTTCATGTATCTTTTGATATTGGGGATCTTGTTGAATCACCTTCATTGAATCTTATAAATTGTATTGTAAGCAATCCATTAGACATATTTTCAATTGGGCAAAATTCATATATTGTTATTAATGATTGTCATTCATTAAATTCATCAGCTGTTTGTCTTCATAGTAATGTAAGTTCTGATAATTCACAAATAACAATAAATAATTGTCCCTTTTTATTTGGTTCAACAAGTGCTATTGATTTAGATGGAGGAGCCTCAAACGTAACAGTTAATATAAATGATAGTTTATTAGAATCAACTAATGATATTGTAATTAAAACAAATAACGGAATTATTTTGACAATACAATATTGTGATTTAGTTAATACAACTTATGAAGATGTATCATTATCAGCCACATCAACATTATCAAGCAAATATAACGCATATTCTTCTAGTGCTGTTTCAACATATGTGATAGTAGGAACAGGAACATTAAATTATTTTTCTGATCATGCAGAGGGTTTAAACGTATTATATGACATCGGATTAACTAAAACAGCGTACACAGCTTTATCGTAAAAATTTAACATAAAATTTTAAAATATACTGCTATATTATAAATAATATGGCAACATCAAGTTTATCAGGTTTATTACAAGATAGTTTTAAACCATGGTTAAATGCAAGAGTTAATAATATGACTATCGACGGTAATGAAACAATCGCCGGAGATGTAATATATAGCGGTAATGTTAACATAGACGGATCATTAACAGTAAACGGAGGAACTCAATTGACAACATTGGGATTAACTGGAGATGTTAATAGTTTAGCAAATGCCTCTTTTATAAATGAAACATGTCAAGATATTAATATTTCAAATAATGCAACAATAGGAAGTAATTTAAATATTTCATCTGCAGATTTAACGGGTGATTTAATACCGTCTTCAGATACAACTTATAATATTGGTAATAATTTAGGGAATAAATACAAGAATATTTCATTAAATGGCAATTTAAATAATGCTTCTTGGAATGATTCAGCATTTACTTATATTGATTCAACTGGTAATTTAAAAAGTACATCCGCCGTAATGAATGGAGGTTTATTGATTGGACAAAATGGAGGCGATCCGATTATGTCGTCTATTATGGCCGGTTCGGGTATTTCTGTTGTAAATGGTGCGGGATCTATAACTATATCATCTACAGGGACTGGCCCCGTGATTGGTCCAGCTGACACAGTAGCTTATTTTGATCATACAGGATCATTGAGCGGAGACGCTTTATTAGATGGACAATTATTAATTGGAAGTACAGGAGCTACACCAAATCAATCAACTTTAACAAGTGGAGCATCTGGAAATTTAACGGTTACAAATGGAGCCGGTTCAATAACATTAGATATTTTAACAACTCCAACATTTTCAAATATTATAGATAATGGATTATCATTAAATCTTCCAGTTCAAACAGGAGCAACAAAACAACTTATATCAAGTGCAATTGATTTAAATTCATCACAAGTAACAAATATATTACCGATTGCAAATGGTGGAACTAATTCAAGTACAGCATTAACAAATAATCAAAGTATAATATCATCTTCTGGGAAATTAGTAGAAGGAGGAGCACAAAACGACGGGGCTATAATGATAGGTTCTTCTATTGGTGTGCCAGCTCCTGCACAAATTCAAGTTTCTGCGAATTTAACAAATACAATCGGTCATAATAGCATATCATTAGATACTATCCAAGGAATACAAACAACATCAAGCCCAACATTTGCAAATATAACAGATAACGGATTATCATTAAATCTTCCAGTACAAACAGGAGCAACAAAGACCCTTATAAGTAGTGCAATTAATTTAAATTCATCACAAGTTTCGGGAGTTTTGCCGATTGCAAATGGTGGAACTAATTCAAATACAGCTTTGGCAAATGGTAATATAATGGTTTCAAGTGGTGGGGCTATTGTTGAGGGGACTTCGTCAACCACCCCAACATTTACAAATATAACAGATAACGGATTATCATTAAATCTTCCAGTACAAACAGGAGCAACAAAGACCCTTATAAGTAGTGCAATTAATTTAAATTCATCACAAGTAACAAACACGTTACAAGTTTCTAATGGTGGAACAGGTGACGCAAGTTTAACAGCTTACGCGGTTTTATGCGGTGGAACAACTTCAACGAGTCCTATTCAATCAATTGCCTCCGTTGGTTCTTCAAGTAATGTATTAACTAGTAACGGAGCGGGAGCGCTTCCAACATTTAAAACAATACAAACATTTACAGCGACAGGCTCAGGCTCAGGGACACAATACACAACAACATCTACAAGCTACGCAAATGTTGACGGAACTAATTTGACATTTACCGTAACAATTCCAACAGGATCAAAATTATTAATATGGGCGCGTGCTCTTTCAAATACTAATTCGGCATCGGGTGGTTTTGTTGGGATTGCTGACGGGGGTACAGTAATCGCCGGTACTGCTAAATCTGTTGATTCTGCTGGGGGTTATAGTAGTATAAATGTAAATACTGTAATTAATGGAGATGGGGCATCTCATACAATCACGTTACAATTTGCAACACATAACGGCGGTTCAGCTTTTGACCTTGGTAATGGTGCCCAATCATCTACAGGAATAGGCGGGACCGCTCCAGCTCCTTATATGTTTGGTTTATTATTGCCATCATTATAATTTAAATATCTAAATATATAATATATATAATGATCCAATCAATATTATTCCCAGTTAATAACTGGACACAAATGGAGGCAGAACATTGGCTAATAATGCACGGTTTCAAAACTGTATATAATGGTAAACATGTTCATAAAACCAAACATTATTATAGATATAGACAAGCCAAACCAATTAAAGGAGTCAAATATAGTGTTAAAATATTGCCACATTCAAACGGTATTAGAATGATTGTTCAATATCCTAATGAGAAAAGATAATCAATCAATTAATAATTAATTGGTTGATATTAACATGATATCATATCGATATCGAATTTTGATTTAATATTTAGATGCATTGTTCGATTTTTTCCTCTGAAATATTTGATACGATTTCATCAAATGCCTTATTGTAATCTTCATCTGATAAGTTATGAGGTTCTAAGAGATCATGAATTTCATCATAATCTATATCATTAGATTCATTGTTAAGGCTTCCACCTCTTAGCATTTTAGATAAATGATGTGATCGTTTACGTCTTCCACCTGAAACACCATCACCAACTAATACACCGCCTCTTTTACGTCTTCGGCCATATCCTAAACGTCTAGAAATTTCGCTTACAGCTTTGGCGTATGGATGAGGAATTAGAGAAGAAACGCCAGATATTAATTTATTACCTTTTACGAAATCATGAACTTTATGAAAAGCGTTCTTTAATGATCTAAAGAAATCACCGCCGTATACTTGTTCTACTTCTTTATATGTGACCATTGGGTCTAATTTGGCGGTTGATACATCATGAGCATCAAGGACGCCGATGTGATGAGTACATGAACCATCAATAATCTCAAATGTACCTTCATAAACGATAACTATGTATAATGTTGGGGTAATAGTTACCGATTGATTTGAATTAACGAAATTGCATGTTAAACCTAGTTGATAGTTACCTAATGAACCGCTACTCTCTTGGCTCATTAATCCAAGGTCTGTCGAGTAGTCGATACAAATCACTGATCCGGTGTAATAATTCCACTGGTCCCAACTCATTTGAAGACCATTCTTTACAGACATATTATATAAATCCATTGATGTAGCTTGTGAGAAAAATTGATTATTATTCCATGTAACAGTCAAGGGATTAGCTGAACTATTAACAGAAAAATAACTGTCTGAGGTGTATGGTGTTTGTAAACTATCATCAATACGAGCGTAAATATACATACGTCTAGGGATTGAAGTAACTTGAATCGACTGCATTGTAAGAGCTACGGCACCATTAGGGGCAATAGGTGCGCTTGATTTTGTTGGATATGATACAATACTAAAATAACTACTTGAGAGCTCACGGGGAAGATTTTGAGCAGGGTCAGGGGTCAAATATTCAAATAATAATGATGAACTAAGTAAATTAGTTGTTAAGGTAGTTATATTAATACCCATAGCATCATTTTTAATTGACATTATTCTATTAAGATTATTTAATGTTGCAGTATATGCCATATTTTGAACACCAACGAAACAAGAAGTAAAGTTTGAATCTTGACCGAAAACGAAAGGGCTTAAAAATAATGGTTCTGTTACATTCAATGTAATAGTTACGTCTGTGGCGCCTGGTGCTTGTACTGGTATATCATAACCAGAGAAACCGCCTCTATTTTGTTCATACACATTATCACCGTAAGGGCCTAAGGGATTTCTGTTATTTCCGAAAGCCATAGCGTTAGTAGCATCAACATAATTTTGATATTGATCTAACATAGAAGGAGTTAATGAATATTGACCAAATCTATTTTGATGTTTATTATGATACCACATCATAGCGGGTACATATTGGCTAATTGGTGCCTGTGTTATAGTATCATTATTAATTGTCATTTGTTCGGAACTTATAACATTTTGTAAGGGATAAGCTCGAGGAGCTATATAGCCCACGTTTACTAGATTACCCGCTGTCGTATTAGTTCCCTGTATACGTACGGAAAAAGTACAGTTTAAGAATACTAATCGAGATATGGCGATACCTCGAGACGGTGGATTACATGTTATTTGTATTTGATTATTATTAACGTTGGTAGCTGGAAACTGTTGCCATGAGTTGACAAGGGCCCCCTTTAACGCCACATATAATCTTTTATTCTCTATATTCAAACGTGGATCTAAAACCTTGACGACCTCTAATTTTGGTACGGCTAAAGACATTATATATAATATAAACTAGAAAAAATAATTTATGTTATATATGATAATATTTTATATGCTATATTCTAGAGTTTAAATATTTCCAATTTGTTTGGATTTATATAGTTCCTTTTTAATAAATAACATTTTTATACTTATTTGATTATTTGCGGGAAGCATTAAAGGATAAAGATTAAAATAATTATCTGTCCAAAATACCTGAAGGCTCGTTGTATATATTGGAGAACTTCCAAATATATCAACCAATCTATATTGAGCAGTTGGGTAATATGTTATATCTGTTTGAACTGCTCCGGCTGTATCTGCTATAGGTATTATAAAATCTGTTAATATAGGTTGTTGGTCTTGTGTTGCTCGTCCTGTTGTAATTGGAACATATTCATTTTTAATAGGTGTAGAGCCAACAAAGAAAACTAATGATTTAAAAGCCTGCCAGTTTGATAATGTGGGACGCTCTTGTGATATAACATAAAAATCTTTTGGATATGTATATGGTGAACCGTTAACCATTCCTACAGCGTCCGGATTTGCTTTGTATGCGTTTTCATTGTTATTTTCAATTATTATTTGAATATCAGCACCTCCGGCAAGATCAAAACCATATGTAAACGTCTTGAAGCCCGGATTAAAGAAGTTAGATAATAAAGAATTCATATATATATTAACTGGTAATGTTAGATATCTTTGATCAACTAATATAGATATTATTGATGTATCTTTATTATAAACTAATATAGGAGGTGCAAGGTCTGCCGGTAAGCCAGCCGATGCAATAATAGAAGCATTAGCCAAAGCAAACGCACTATTAACCATATCCAAGAATGCTTGATATGAATAAACAGCATAATAAGGGGAATTGTATTGATTAATATCAAGGGCTGACGCGGGAGGCTGTGGAAATAATGGATTTTGATTAAGGGCGACTGATGTATAATCATAAGCTGGCACATGATTTATATATGATTGTGCTGAAAATGCTCCAGATACTAACGTAACACTTGAATAAGTTGTGTTAACTGTGCCCCCTGGCACAGGATTCCAACCAATATTAAAAAATATTGGTATCCAATAGCAAGGCGCCTGAAATCTTATAACACTCAAATAATAATCATTTGGATACTCAACAATAGGACTGTTACGCGTTTCAGTGAAGAAAGCTTGTTGAGGCGAACGGTCTGGGTTACCGCGTCCAAAAATAGCGTTTTTATTTTGAGGAATGACGACATTATAATAGATTTGATCCGCTGACAGATGAGATCTAGACATTATATATATAATGATATAACATAATAATTTATTGAAATGCCGTTAAATAAGTAACAAGCATATCAGGAGATAATTTATTTTTTGTTAATAATTTTATATATTCTTTTAATGGTAAATCTTTCATTATTATTCTAAATGAGACATGACGGCCACATGTTGAAATATCATTAGCATATCTCTGTAATTGTTTCGTATTATATATAACATCATAACCAGAATCAGCGAACAAATGAAGTAATAAGGGTTTATTAATACCTTGTTGATTTAGAAATGATTCACTTATATAATCTAATTGTTTATCTGGCATCATTCCATAAGGATCGAAGAACTCAATATAAGGCTTTCCACGCTTCGGAATATGTTTAATAACACAAACCCAATGACCATAAGACGGATTTGTTTCATATAAAATAATAAAACAATTATAAGGCTTAAATAAGTTATTAATATTTCGAACCGTTTTAAGATCTACGTACCTTATTACTTTTGTTTTTTTATCAGTAATATTTAATAAATCTTCACCTGAAAAGGGTTTAGATTCTAGTTCTTGTATTATATTATCCATATTTATAATATAATATGATCAGATAATTTAAATTAAATATACACCTTTTTCGTGAATAACATGAAGAGGATAATTTTTTTTAACTGTTACCCATCTACTTTGAAGATTCATTAATGTCTTAATCTGTTTTGGTGCTAATCCGCAATAATGTTTTAATAAGTATGTAATACCATAGGCAGACCCAGAGCGGGGAAACACATTAATAACAGAACATTCATTTAAACAAACACGAGTACGTTTATGATCTGTCATTAAATGATTAGAAACAATAACATATAATTTCTCATGACGACCACGATCTAATAAATGATCTCTTAGGTCTTCAATTGCTTTCATTAATTTTTTATTAATAATACTATCAATATCATCAAATATAATTAAACTACCTTCAGGGAATTCTTTAGCGTCAAGAGGGTTATTAATTAATTCTTCTGTTAATCTTACACGTCTAACATTATTATATTTATCTAATAATTCATCTTTATCAACATCACTAAATATATATATTGGTTCTCGTTTAAAAATACGTTTCCATTGTTCTATATATTTTGATATCCAATATGATTTGCCAGAACCGGAAGGCCCACAAGTGTAAGACCTCTCAGATGTATCAAAATTAGGTAATATTCTTATTATCCCTTCATCATTTATAATTATTTCTTTTCCAGTTTTTATATTTCTTTTATGTGGATTATTTGCCTTAATGCCTCTACGTTTAATTTTATTTATAACTTCTTCGTCATCTATTTCATCATCTAAATTTCCGCCACATGTAAGACATCCGCCATCTCCTACACATTTTTCACAACAATAGCGACCACGTTGACCGCATTTCTCTGAACACTTATCACAACATTTTTTACTCGGATCATGTAGATAAATGATCTTATTATTATCTTTGCCACCTTCTATAAATGCTATTGGGTCGCCTTTCTCAAATGATAATTGCATTATATATATATACTATAGCATTATATATAAAATCGCGTAATTTAGTATTTTTTAAAAGTAATCCTAATTAGTTACTATATTCACATTTTAAGTAATTATTATTTCTTTTTCTTTCCTTGATATTTGGCTAATATCTTATTCTTAACTACTTCAAGACCTTCATAATATCCACATTTGCCACAGTTACGCCCTAATTTCCTACATTCATCACAAGGATCAGAGGGGTTTACATCTAATGATGGCCTGAAATATTCTTGTTTATCTATTTGTCTTACGTTCTTTAATTCTTTGGCTAATTCTGTTTTTATTTCTTTATCTATTAATGTATCTAATTCATTTTTATTTATACCTAAACGATCTAATAATGTAACTGGCTGACCTCCTTTTAAATGGCCTCCTCGTCTACGTCCAAAATGTTGGGGTAAAATTGTTTTAATTAGTGATGGTGTTATATCTTCTAATTTATTCTTTGCTTTAATTACTAATTTAGCTAAATTATAGCCTTCCTCATTTGGATATTGTTCGATATTTCTTAACATCTTTTCATCTGCTTCTCTTATTAAATGTTCTTTATCTGCAGGTTCGTAATTATTAGCTCGTTCATATTCTAGGTCATGCGTTCTACAAATTTCATCTATGTCATTATATGGCGGATAATTACGAACATTAGGGAGATCTATGCGAGTACCCGGCCCGCAATAATTAAAACAACTTGGATGTATTTCACCATCTAATAAAGGGCGTGCCCGTCCATTACAAAAATTACGTCGGTAGAGATTAGCTACATTTTTAAATATGGTTGATGCTATACTACCGCCAATTATTTCAGCTGGAGGAGGATATATATTATTAAGTTTCATTATTCTGATTGTTTCATCGTTTAATATTGGTTTAAATATATCTCTAATCTCTTTTAATCCTTTAATTATTTTATCTTTATTAGCTTTGTTATTGGTCTTATTCTTAGTTATTTTATCTATTATGTTATTTATTTCTTCTTCATTTATTTTAACATTGTAAACATTAGCTAATCGATATTTCATATTATCTATTTCTTTCAATATAGATGCTAAAGGCGGATTTTTAACATGTTCAAATAATGTTAATATTGTTTCTATATCGCTTATTATTTGTGATAATCTACCTAAATCACTTTGTAATATTGGCGTGATAATATCTAATAATAAAATATTATTTGTAAGTCTGCCAATTGACCACATTCTTTTTAATGCTTTAAATGGTTTAAAATATAATGGAGAATATAAATAAGTTTCAACTTCATCACCAAGTACATCAGGCAAATTGACTTTATCACCTTCAAAATTTAATATTACTCTTCTGCCATTTTTATATTTTAAATAATAAACTAATACGTTTGATAATTCTGTATATCTTCCGTTTATATTTGTTATCATATCTATCTTAAATAAGATAGGTTCACTTATTGCCTCTTTTAATGTATAAACAATATTACCTATTTTCTTGTATCCTTTTAATATTTCTTGTCCTGTCCATCTTACTAACCTCTTATCTCTTAGTTCTTTGTGTAATAATTCAAATTCTTCGATGGTTGGCTTATTCTTAACTAATGATAAGAAATAATCTGTTTCTTCCTTAGTGAATTCCCCTTCTTTAAATAATTTATTAATATTATTTCTAATATCTTTAGGATCATAATTAAATATTTTTTTAGTTTTCAAATCATAATATCCTAATTTAATAATATATTTATGAATGATACCGCCTTTAATATCTGCTAAATAATAACCTCTTGTATTAATAATTTTTCTAACAATTGACTGGGTCATTTTAACAAATTTATCTAATGCTTCCGATTTGGTACAACATTCATTTTCTATTTCAATTAAATCAATATCGCCGGGGTATAATTGACTTTTATATGTCCATGATCCAAATGATATTATATTATTAGGATTTTTCGATATTGTTTTAATTGCTTTTATTATTTCTTTTGACCATGATGATTTAATTTTGAGATCTGTCAGGGCACCTCCTTCTAAATCTGTGTCTCTTAATGCTTTTTCTAATTGTGTCAATCCTAATCCTCTTTTGGGCATATCATATATTGGCGGTGGTAAATTAGGAAATATAGAATCTTTAAAACCTTCTCCCTTGTATTCTCCATATTGTAACGGTGATCTATATATAAAGTTACCATCTGCCAATTTATATATTTCTTTAATATGTTTTATTGGTACTTCTTTCTTTGTTTTAATATTTATTAAATTCTTATCAGATAACATATAACCTTTATTCTTTAATGCTTTTCGTAATGCTATTACATGATTTCTAGGATAGTCATAGGCAAGATGCATAAAAGGCAATTCTTTTTTATTAGCATACCATATATTAATTTCAATAGGCTTATGATCTATATCGATATTAATAAATAGTTTCCTTTCTCCTTGTGAAATTATTTTATTAACTTTAAAATTATCTTCAAAATATTTTAATACATTCTTTAAGTCATGCTCAAATGATATAAGATCAATATCAACAGGTGTCTTCTTACCCCTTGCAACTGATCCGGATATATGTAAATATTTAGGCAGTTTGGATATAAATATATGTGCCTGTTTTAATGTTATTCCTTTAGTCATTATAATATAATAACATAATATTATAATTTGTTAAATAGAGAATTATATTTACATACGACGATATTCATGTGATGCCATCTTAACTAAATCAGATTGTTTCATATGAGGATATTGACGTCTAAAATGTGCCAAGAATTTCAACCAAGGGTTATGCATGGCACCGCCTCTATGTTTTTTCATTGGTTTTCTCATATGTCTTCCTCCTTCATAATCATACATTCCTAAGCCTAACTCTTCAGGTCTTGGGCCTTTTGCATATGCTTTACAACGTTTAGGCTTGTGATCTTTATAAAAATCAATACAATGTCTAGCGCCTTTTGATCTCATTGGTTTTTTGGCTTTTCGTTTAGCTGGTTTTTTCTTTTTCTTAGCTTCTTTATACATTTTAGCTTGTTCCTGCAATGAATAGCCCTTATGTGCTCGTCTAAAATCTAACCATTCATTATGAGAGGCCCCCGCGTTGGTTCCATAACCTCCATGCATGTAGCCACCTGACAAGCCAGTCCCTGCGATTCCCTTCTCTCTAAATTGATCTTTTATATTTTGTCTAATTAAATTTCTCAAATGAACATTTGTCATAACCATATTATATAATATAAATATATATAATAAATATTTTTGTAAATATAATTTTCTATTTATATATTGGTAGATACAAACAATAAAGAAATTAAATATATCTACCGATTCACCACTACCGTTTTTATTGGATTTAATTTATACTCATATTTAAACATATTTTCTATATAATAAATTTTTGGCATATATATAATTAATGTATATCATAACATATAATATGATTCGTAAGAATCGAATTATATTTTAAGACATCTTCTCTAAATAATACTCTTTGAAATCAATTACGATGTCGGGATCTAATTTTAATTTCCCTTCTTCAAATAATTTAATTTCTTGTCTATCACGTGCCTTTTTAACTCTATCAAAATGTTCTCTACGTTCCTTCATGGTCTTGTATTTAAATTCTTTAACTAATTTATAGGCCTTCTCTCGATCATCTGGGTCATTCTTTTTGAAATAATATTTTTCAGATGTCTTAAATTGGCTTACATATTGAAAATATTTGATCCATGTAGTTTTATTTTTTATTATGATTGGCATTATATTAAGTATAGATATTTATTTAATATAATCCCCTTCTTATAGATCTTCTATTATATTTACGTCTATGTCTTCGCTTTATTCCTGCTCCTTCTTTATGTTCAGACTCATAAAAATCTTGTCGTGCAAAATTCATAACTACTACTAATTTACTATATAACTCTATTACAACCCCATCTATTTCCCTTATTTCTTTAATTTTCATAGATGGTTTAATGTCTTTCTCTAATTTTAAAAATGCGTTATATTCATCCCCTAAATGTGAAATGTCTTGTGAGTATTCCCGTTTAATTTTATCGGGTAAATTCTTTATAAAAAAATTTATATTTTTAAATACGTCGGGAATAAGAACATGTAAATAATTTTTAATAACATTTATTAAATCTTTCTTCTTAGTCATTATATAATATCAATCGAGATATTTATATTTTATAAATTTTATCCCCTTTCTTTTTTTTATATTTATCATCTTCTTCTATAATTTTATCTTTAAATTCATCCAATATATTAAGATCATCGTCTAATATATTTAATAACATTTGTTTTTTATCACGTTTTGCATCATTTATATATCTACTTGATATATGAGTATAATATATGTTTTTCAATTGATTATTTACAAATAGCCCCATTGTATACGCCATCATTTCAAATGAATCAAATATTATTTCACATAAATTTTCTAATTGATCATTATATGTTTCATAATCTTCATCAACATCAAAATTAAAAGCTATATAATTTTTACTTCTTTCAATATCATAAAATACTTCATATCTTACTAAATTACATTTAACAATAGTAATAATTTTATTGATTATTGTTGTAATATTGGTTATTTCCTTTTCGCACATTGTTCTTATAATTCTTTTTTTGAAACCGTTATCAATTTCATAACCTACAATATTTTCTATTTCCATATTATATTATTACTTAATATTATTATTTCTTTATATATTTTAAATAATTAAAATTTGGATGATTTAATTTTATATGAGTTAAATCATGATATTTTGTTTTCCAATTACAAACAGGATGATTTTTTATATAATTCAATACATAATTAATATGATTTCGTCTTAAGAATAATTTTAAATAAAAAGCAGTTTCAAGAATCATATTTATTACTTAATATTATTATTTCTTTATATATTATTTTAATTAATAATTTTTCTATCAATTTTAATTACATGTCGTTTATAAATATAATCTTTTAAATTATATCCTTTATCGTATTCTTCTACCTCATTGGGATCATCTAAGTCTATCTCAATAAATATATCTGGTATTGGAGGATCATTTAATATATCATGTCTTGATATAATATAACTTCTTTGTAATCTATGATATTTTGTTAATTTATGAGCTTTCCAGCCTTTAAGATCTAAAAATCTATTACACGTATTACACATTATAATATTTAATCTTTCCATATAATATTATAACTTAATATTAATATTTCTTTATATATTAAAATAAATATTTACTTTTAAGATGTTTATTAGTTATAAAGTGATTTTTGTACTTAATTTTATCAAATGATTCGAATTTACATGATGGGCATATTTGTTTTATCGAATCTGTCTCAGGGTCATACATAGACGCCGTTTTACGATCTGCATCGGTTATAATTACTTCACGCGGTGGATTTACATTATTTAATTTTGCGAATTTTCCAAATATTTCTTTTGCCTTTTTATTATATTCAATTGCTCCATCTATTTCATTTGTAAATAATCCTAAATAAATTGATTTCCCATCTTTTTGAATTTGCGCACACCATTTTTTAAATTTTTTATTCCAATAAACACCCTTAAACATGCTTGATGTTTTATCTTGTTTTTGTCTATTTGCTTGATTTTGTGTATAAGTTGCCAATCTTAAATTAGTAATATTATTATTTGACGGGTTATTATCTTTATGATCAATAATATATCCTTCTGGTATTAATCCGTGGCAATGAATCCAAATTATTTGATGTAATAAATAATGATATTCTACGCCGTCTATACATAAATCACCTCGATAATGTCCGAAATTTGTTTTAGATGTGAAAATAAATCTTTTATCTATTGTTTTAATTATTTTTTGTTTTTCTAAATTTATTAAATATTTAGATGTAACAAATAATAAGTTTAATTTACACCATCTTAAAGGAACGTAACCAGTTAAATCAGTTTCGTAAATAGCCTTTTTAACCATTATATATATTATAACTAATTTAATGTTTCTAATCTTTAAGTGTTTTTTATATATTAAAATTTAATTTTTCAAATTCGGCAATATCTTTATATGCTTTTGAATTTCCATTATTATCATATATTCTTGTTGTTAATACTTGTTTAATTTCTCTTATTTGTGGTTTTATTTTAATTCCATCTTCAATCGATCTAAAGAACATAGATTCAATCATTATAGGTACTGATTTACCTTCTTTGAGTCTTTCATATGTTGATTTCTTTAATAAATTATTTGGTATGCCCTTACCTGCACATTTTTCTTTTTTATCTGTAAGTTGTATGTGATATAATTTTTTGGCTAAAAATATCCCATCTTCTGCCTCATATTCTAATTTCCATTTTCCTAATATTTTAGATGATATATATTTGTCATCTAATGGGACATCTGTAAATATTGAATCTGTATCACAATAATAAACGTGTTCATATCCAACAATTCTAATCATTTCATTTAATACAGTTCTTGATTTTGCTGTAATATATGAAGCTAATCTAACTAATGAGCCTATCGCTCTTGATTCATCTTCAATATTATCGTATTCTACTATCGTTAAATCTCCGATATCAGTAAAATCACATATTTTATTATTTGGATTTGATATAATCTTTTGTATTTCGAAAACAGATGAACAAACCTCTTTATTATTAAATTTACGTTGTCCATATTTACCATATGAGCTATTTGTAGTATTTTTATAAAACAATGTTAATGAGTCATTAACTCCTTTATTTTTTAATCTTTCATTATATAAAAATTCAATATATTCACTAAAAATATTTTTGCCTTCATAAGTATTAATTTCATTAACTTCAATTGTAAAATCTCTATTAATAGCCTCTTTTAATTCTATTCCCCAATGATAATTATAATCTGTCTCTTGAACATTTAAAGTAATATTCTTTTTAGTCTTAACAACTAAATTAGGATGTTCCCCACCTTTTGATTTTGCATTATATAAATAATAATCAATAATTTCATCTTTATTTGTTTTATTAAATTCTTTTAATATTGTATCTGTTGAAATATATTTATATGGCATGATTCCAACCATTGAAGCAGGATAAGAGCTATTTAAATCATAGCAATATAATTTTTTATGTGATTTCTTATCAAATAACATTTTATATACTTGTGTATTACCACCAAAATAGGCACGTCTTTCCTTATCTTGTATTTTCAACGGTGATTCATATATTGTTTCTTTTTGGAATCCTTGGCGATATATTTTTATTGCCATACTTCCAATAGTTGGGCATAATCTAACATCAAAATATCTGCCGTTTGGTAATTGACCATTTGCGTTTTTCAAATGAATATTTCCTAATTCTTTACCTAATTCAGCATCAAGAAGACAATATTTTTCAGTATATTCCTTTAAATTAAATTTAAATCCATTTTTATTAATATATTCAATATAGTCCCTTTTATTTTTCCATGTATATAATGGGGGAGGGCTTCCAACGTAGTTAAAATTAATTTCTCCATTGTCATCGTAAAAATCTTTATCCTTATAAAAATTATATGGAAATACTCCCTTTTCCTTCTCTAATTTAAAGGCCTTTGCTGTCTCTCTTAATCCTCCAATCTTATAAAATAATGATATATCATATATAAATACATTATAGTATTTAATATATTTAATACTATTATTTGAAATATTCATTTTTGTATTAGGATTTAGCTTATATAAATACTTCCAAATTAATAGATTATCGAATCTTGAATTATTAAAACCATACATCATTATTTTAGGCAATTTAACTTTTTTATTTGTTTTCTTTGTTTTTGTTGGTGTTGCTATTTTATTAATATATTCGCAAAATTCTTTAATACAATTTTTACCGTAAAACTTTTCATCATTAAAATCATTGTTTTTATCTCCTGATACTGTTACACAATAACTATTTGCGTCTTGCCCATATGTTTCAACATCCCAACCATTACAAATAAATTTACTATTATTTAGTTTTTTCATATTAATAGGTTTCATTCTAAAACCATTATCTTTTTTATTCTTTCCTTTTTCCTCTATATTCTTAGTATGTTCTTCAGTTTTATATTTACATGGTGCAATATGTTTATTTCCATATAATCCTATTAATCGACCTTCTAATTCCTTTTCATCTTCTAATATTGTCATATTTCCCTTATCAAATTTAATAGATGGAATATCAGAGAACCAAAATTTAACAAACATTATTGTCTTATATAATTTAGTAAGTTCTATATAACTTTCATATAATAATCCATCTCTAATATTCTTTTGTAATGATTCCGGTAATTTATTAAATTCTTCATTTAATTCATTATTTGTTTTAGTTTTTCGTAATACATGATCACCAATTAAAATATATGCGAATGTATCCCATAGGCATAATGGTTGATCTCTTGTTGATACGCATGTAAGTTTATGATATGATTCATTTGAGAAGCCTCCATAAGCCAAAAGACCCTTAATAATATTTTCATCAATTTTTCTATCTGGTCTATGTAATATCTTTATTTGATATCCTACTATTCTTGATATAATCGTATCACCAGAACCATTTAAATTATTTGGTTTAGTTAATTCAATTATTGCGCTTATCATTTCCGTAAAATTTAATTTTGTGCTTAATAATGTATTTTTTTTAATAATTTTTTGATTAAAATATTCAAGTCCTTCTTGAAAATATTTAGGAGCTATTAAATGAGGACTAAACTCAATATTTATATCTCCTCCAGTTAATTTATACCAGCCAGAGAGATTTATGCTACTTGTGTATTTAAATACTGATGTTAATTTATTATATATGACCCCATCTATATCTTTAATATTATTAGTTAAATAATACATATTAATCTTAAGTAATATATCAGCGTTATTAATTTTATTCCAATATTTTGCCGATTTTTTAGTAATAATGTTAATAAAATTTGTATTTAAATAATTTATAATTTCTGTATTTGGTTTTATTATCTCATCTGACATTAATGTCTTTTCCACTCTAACGCCTAAATCTATTACTTTCTCAACAGGAATTTTCTGATTAATATCTATCTGTCCGTGTCTTTCTTTTTTAGTTCTATTATCTCGTAATACCTGATCTAACTTATTATTTGTTTCTTCTTCATCTGATATCTTTTTTAATTTGTTAATATCATTAATATTTAATTTCTTTTTGTTTGCGTAATCATTTTTATGATTTACTAAATAATTTAATATAGGATAATAAAAAGTTATTAATTTTTGTAATTTATTACCCTTTGCGACACCTAATATAAAATTTTTTTCTAGATAATTTATAGTGGGAGAAGATAATATAACTTTCTTCTTATTACCACTTGTTAAAACTTCTAGATTATTTTTAATGCTTTCAAATTTTTTAGCAATTGACATATATATATTATATTTAGATAATTATAATATATATAATTCCACAAATGTTTAAGCCATTTTTAATATTAAAAATTTATTTACTATACTTTTTTTTTTATAAAATTGTACCAATAACTTTTAATTTATTTTCTAAAACTTTAAACTGATGTTTTTTACTATTCATATGTTTTGATTTATTGCATGTGCTATATTTACCCTCACATATTTCACATGTATAATGTTCAAACCATTTATCTCTATTCTTTTTATAATATTCTTGTCTATATTTGTACATATCTTGAGTTTTCTTTATTTTCATTGCTTCAGGCGGGTGATACTTACACTCATTCATATTAGGGCATTCTTCTAAACTATGTACAATTTCATTAATTGGCAATTCATTAACTTCAATTACATTAATTTTATTATCTATCTCTGAATTTACTATATTATTTTCCATATATATATTACACTTATAAAATAATTTATGTCTCATGTTTTTAAGCCTTTTTCATATTAGACATACAATTATTACAAATGCATATATGCCCACAATTTGGAAAAAATACGTCTGCCTTTCTTTCCATACAAACGCAACAATCAGAATCAACAAAGGCCCTTTGTTGTGTTGATAATATTGTATTTTCCTTTTTGCACAATGGACAAGTTATAAATATTTTATCTTCTGAAAATCCATATAATTCCTCATCAATTTTAGTACTGCAATAATCACACCAAACACCTCTTTGAGAATCGCTACAAGTGCATAAACTTGTAATTAATTTCGGCGATCTAGGAGGCTCGTATATATTACAAAATAAATTAGTTACTGTGTTTGTTTGCGTCTCATTTATATTATTAAATCTTCTTCGTTTTAGTTTATTATACCGTTTTTTTAAATATGGATTTGTTCTTATTGATCTACTTATTTTAACCATATTACTAAATGAATTCATTATTATATAATATTACTATATATAATAATATCTTAAGTATTTTCTATATTTATAATTTTCCCGTTCTCTTATCTTTTAAATTACGTTTTTTAATATGAATTTTATCTTTTAATAAATTATATTCCATATATTTCCTCATAATTAAATATTCTTTTATTTTATCCTTTCCTTTAATTGTCAATACATGATTACCATTATCATCGTGAATATGTAACTCGTCAAACGTTAATTTTTCTACATCTTCGGGGTCGTCAATTTCAACGACTTTTACATTTTCATCATTTTTTAAATTATTTAAATTTTCTTTAATTGGTATATTTAAATTTCCTGTTTCTGTCACTTTTCCATCTATTGATTTTTCAAATGGAATTTTTAAATTAACGCATTGATCTATTATATCCGCGCCTGCCATTTTTACCGAATCTATCGATA